ATGGTGGTGGTGCTATGAGCGAACTAATGAAACAGGAATTGCCTGCCCAATTAGAAGTGCAAACCCCTAATGCCATGCAGCTTATTCAGGTTGCAATCTCACAAGGGGCATCCATCGACACTATAGAGCGCCTCGCCAAGTTGCAGCGTGAAATGGTGGACTACGGAGCAATGGTTGATTTCAATGAGGCCATGCACCGGGCTCAGCAGAAGATGCGCCCCATCTCTGCCGACGCTACCAACCCCCAAACCAAAAGCAAGTATGCAAGCTACAGCAAGCTAGACAAGGCATTGCGGCCGATCTACTCGGCTGAAGGGTTTGCACTATCTTTCAACACTGCGGATTCACCTCTGCCGGATCATATCCGCGTGACGTGTGAAGTTACTCGCGGAGGGTATTCAAAGCCCTACCAGATCGACATGCCAGCGGACGGTAAGGGAGCCAAGGGCGGCGATGTGATGACCAAGACGCATGCAACTGGATCGGCAACTTCCTATGGAATGCGATACCTGCTGAAGATGATTTTCAACGTTGCTGTGGGCGAGGACGACAACGACGGCAACGGTGCAGGACGCGAGATGGATCTAGAGGAATTCGACCGCATAAAGGTGCTGATCGAGACCGCGCCGAATATAGCAGTTCTCAAGGACACCTATATGTCGGCATTGAAGGCTGCCAATAAAGCAGGCGACGTGTCTGCTACTCGATCCTTCGCTGCTGCCAAGGATGCACGGAAGCATGAATTGGAGAGGGTAGCGCAATGAGAGTTATAACTTGCGAGCAAGGAACTGCTCAGTGGCTAGAAGCCCGCTGCGGAAAGATCACGGCATCCCGCATTGCGGACGTTATGGCAACCCTGAAGCGCGGAGGCGAGAGCGCTGACAGAAGGAACTACCGCAACGAGATTCTTGCGGAACGCCTCTCACGCAGGACCGAAGACCATTACGTAAGCCCAGAGATGGCCTGGGGAAGCGAGTTCGAGCCTATCGCCCGGTATGCCTATGAGATCGCAACTGGGGAGATGGTTGACACTGTTGGATTCGTTCTGCACCCGACGATGGATTTTGCCGGCGCCTCTCCAGACGGACTTGTGGGCGAAGATGGCGGACTTGAGTTGAAGTGCCCCAAGACTACGACCCACATCAAGTGGATGACCAATGGAGGAGTGCCAGAAGAGCACCAGGCGCAATGCCTGTGGAACATGGCATGTGCAGAGCGTCAGTGGTGGGACTTCATGAGTTTTGATCCGCGCTTGCCTGACGGCCTACGTATATTCATTGCCCGCATGGAGCGCGACGAGGCCAGCATAAAGCTGATCGAGGAAGAGGTTGCGCGCTTCAACGATGAGGTAGAGGCTGCTTGTTCTGCGCTGCGAGTAAGGGTGCGGGAAGTACCGCCAGCACCTGTTGACCCCCGCAGCGACTATGAGCAGCTTATGTCGATGATCGATGCGCAGGAGCTTGTTCCCTAATGCTGGAACTGTACAAGAAGCGTAATCGCCGGCAGGTGCCAGCTATCCAGTATCCCGAAGGTCCAGGGGGACGGCAGGTTTGCTCTCCAACAGCAGCTGGACGCAGTGAGTACAAACAACGCCGAATCGAACTAGAGAATCGGCAGAAACACAGATGCGCGATATGCGGTAACTGGAACATGAACATGGAATTTGACCATCAGGCAGGGCGTGGCAGTGGTGGCGGAAATAGAGACGACCGGATTTTAGATGAAAACGGAAATTGGATGAACGCCGCGCTGTGCACTAAATGCAACACCAAAAAAGGATCCAAGCGGTATGAGTGGAGGGGTCGCAGGTACTTGAAGGTAGTGAAGGAGGAAATATGCAAGGAACAAATTCAGACGTCAGAAACCTTGTCAGAGATCTCCTCGGAAGAGGTTTCTACACCACCTCTGAGGTACAGGGATTTCTTCACATCGCGGCCCGTAGATTGATGTCTGAATCTGCGGTGAGTGCAAGGATTAGAGACCTGCGTAAACCGGCTTTTGGTGGTTACAAAGTAATCTCTCGTCCTCGTCACGGATCAACAGCATGGGAGTACACCATCCCCGATAACCAGCAGCAAGAGGCATAAGTAAGTGGCTAACACCTGGCTCCGCTTGTATCACGACATGCCGAACGATCCTAAGTGGCGAACCATCGCACGCGCGTCGAAGCAGACCATCCCTGTCGTTCTCGCAGTGTATGTGCATCTGCTCACAATCGCCTCAGGTGCGATCGAACGAGGAAAGCTGATGAATGTCAACAGTGAAGACCTCGCAAGCGCTCTGGACGTGGACTGCTCAGCAGTGGATGCGGTTCTTGAGGCGATGCAAGGCCGTGTACTTGAAGGAGAGAAACTTTCAGGCTGGGATAAGCGCCAGGTGAACCGTGAGGACAGCTCTACGGAACGCGTGAAGCGTTATCGGGAACGCAAAGAAACGCCAGTGAAACGCAATGTAACGCAGATGAAACCAGATGTAACGGCAGATAAGAAGAGAGAAGAAGAGATAAATGCAATATCGAAGACTTCGTCTTCTCACCCCGAAGCTTCGCTTGGGGCTGTGGCCAAACATCCTGATTTGTCGATCTACGAAGCCTACCCGCGCAAGGAAGGCAAAGGCGCCGCGATGACGGAAATCAACAAAGCCGTGCAGCGGCTAGCTAAGGGCGAAGCTCCCCACCCTGCGATGACGAAGCTGGAGGCGCAGAGGTATCTCATGCGAAGAGTTCTGGAGTATGCGCGAAGTCCGGCAGGGATGCAGCCGGACAAGACAAAGATTCCGCATCCTTCGACTTGGTTTCACCAGAAGCGGTACGACGACGACCAATCAAACTGGCACCACACGGAGGCGCTAAATGGCAACAGAAATCACGGCAAGACGGCAGGAAATCTCGACGCACTCGCAGAAGCCGAACGCTTCGCACGAGAGCGACATTCGGAAGCTGCTGACGATTTTGGCAGAGAGACGGCAGGCACAGGTGACACCGGGTACGCTTCTGACCTTCTCGAAGGATCTGGCGGCTTACTCCTTGAAGGACATTGATCAGGCGTTGATGCAGATCGCCTCGGTTCCCCGCCGTGAAGGGGAAACGGCATTCCCAGAGGTTGCAACGATTCTTGAGGCGCTACGCGGAATTATTCGCTCACGGAAGGCTGCAGAGAACGATGAGGGTGTGCGGTGGGCTAAGTATGTGGAGCAGTGCAAGGCCGAAGGCATATCAGATCCAGACGCGGTGACATTGAAGCAGATCGAAGCGCTCAACGAAAAGTACGATCTGAAGAAGCCGAAGGAAATAGTAACCGTGCATACCGAGCTTGCATGCCATAAATGCGGAGCGGTTCAGGCAGTGCCGGGAAACACGCGCTTCTGGACAGCGGAACAGCATCGTGAGCATGCGGACGTGCTTGACGAGCTCGCAGTGATCGCAGAGAGAAACCGTAGCATGTCGAACCTGCCCCTGGGTGACGTATTTGAGGCGGTATCTGCGTGAAGACCAACAGAACAGAATGGTGCGCCCGGTGCAAGCAGGACAACCACAAGCAATGCACCCCTGTACGCAAACTTGGCCATGGTATGCATCCGCCGTGCCTGTGTCCCTGCCCAAAAAGGATTGCTCCAGTAAAGAGGGCAGCATGATTCACGTGTCGTTCTGCTGCAACAACCCTGAAAATGGACAACCTATCGGAAGGTGCTGCGCCGTGCAGCTAGACGCTTTCAATGGTTCAGACACGATTGAGTTCGAGAGCCCAGACTTCGGATTTGAAGGCGCCGGCAATGTTTTGAAGCAAGTGGAAAAGCCTAAGGATTCGGCATATCGATGCGACGGAGGATTCAAACTTGGGCGCCGTGTGTTTGCGTGCGCAGGATGGAAATGCTGGGTTGGTAATTGGTGCTGGGACGGAACGCGCATGACCGGAGTGGATGTTCTCAATCTCGTATGGCACATGCAAAAACTAAAATATAGATGCGTGAACGGTCCTGACGAATTCTTTGATTTATTCAACGCAGGCGGAAATATCACCAAAGAAATCATGCAGGAGTCGCTCCGATGAGCAAATACGGCGCCAAGCGTTCAGGAATCTATGCCTCTAAGCGTGAGGCAAGACGTGCCGGCGAGCTTGCACTGATGCTGCAATGCGGGATTATCTCCGATCTTGAGGAGCAGGTTAAGTTTGAACTGATTCCAAAGCAGCCGGGAGAGCGCGCCGTAACCTACACCGCAGACTTCCGCTACAAGGAAAACGGAGAGGTAGTTGTCGAAGACTCCAAGGGAATGAAAACGCAGCAGTATGTGATTCGCAGAAAGCTCATGTTATGGGTTCACAAAATCAAAGTTAGGGAGACGTAATGAACGAGACAGGGAGCACTGCAATCTTCAGCTCTTGGCTAAAGGGAGATATCAGAACTGACGGATGGAAAAGTGACTGGCGCAGGGGTTTCGAGCGGCGTTCCGCTGAAGACAGGGACAAGCGCCAATATGTCTCGGCGCCGCAGATCAAGGTACGCCAGAAGACCAGATATCAGATGCGGATGTCCCTAGGCCTATGCATCGGATGCGGCGGCGAGAAGACGTCAAAGTTCCGATGCTCTCAGTGCCTTGCAAAGCAGGTAGAGAACAAGAGAAAGAACCGGATTGCGCATAAAACCCGTAATGCAGCAAGAACGTTAGCGGCCTAACCAAAGGAGAAGTATGACGAATAAGTTTTGGATCGTAGTAAGCGAAACAAGAGGTGTAGCAGATTTCCCATATCGTCATCCGACAGAGACAGAAGCTTTCACTGAAGCGCAGCGTTTGGCCCGTACATGCTCCGGCAAGTTCTTCGTGATGGAAGCGAAGGGTGCTGCGGCCAAACTTGATGTCCAAGTATCTCGCTTTGATGATGACGACCAAATTCCGTTTTAGCAGCCTAACCCGCAGGTAGAAGGAGTAGGAAGATGGCAACTTGGAAAGATTTGACGCCGGCACAACGTGAATATGTGAAGCAGTTGAGATCTGATGGTTGGGACCTCTACGATGCAATTATTCATGCTGCATGTGTTGAGTAAGTAGTGATCGCGCTGTATGGCAAAAGAGTTTGAGAGCAGGAAGGAGTAACTATGCGGTGGCCTCACTTGTTTCATAAATGGCCGTGCTGTTGGGAGTTGGTAATCAGGCGCGATTTGCAGGGAGGAGAGTTTTGGAAGAAGACATGCTACATATGCGGGATGACAAGGATCAGCGAATCGTATCCAAGATTTTGGCACTAATCAAGGAGTGGTCGGGATGGGTCAAGGTTTGAAAAAATCCGTTGGGTTGAAGAATTGTCCATTCTGCGGAGGAGGTAATCCCTTTGTCGAACGTGCCGACTACTCTTCCTGCTACGTAGTTTGCAACGACTGCGGATCACGTGGGCCTCAAATGTGCCAAGAGAGTGATAGGGAACTGACGCCGGGAAGAAAAGCAGCACGTAAAGCGTGGAACGAAAGATTAGCCAAGAAGTCTGCAACTAAGAGGAGATAGCGAATGAGCAACGAAGCGATTTGGGTTTGCGAAGTGAAGTGTAGTTGGGGATGGACCCCGTTATATAAATCTGCCGGGTCTTGGACGGATGCCCGCGCATTTCGTGCCTTGAAAGAAGAGGAGAACCCAGGGGCCATGCACCGTATCAAGCGATATGTGCGGGAGGCTCCCCATGTCTAAGCTCCCAGCTAGCGGTGATTCGAAGTGCACAAAGTGCGAGTTTTTTATGATCGGCCAAGGCTGGCTAAAGTGTCCACGTTGTGGCGAACGAACCATCTTGTCCCGGCTCCCAGCGCTATCAGAGGATGGGATAGGCAGCGAACATGTGCATACTCTTTGCACTTGCGTTGTTCCCGCGCACCCTCACTGCCGCCACTGCCGACAGCCGATGGGATCAGGAGTTGCGGAGTGATTCATATCCACGGCACACCGCTTACACCTGAATGGATAGCCGCGATGCTATTCAAGGGGAGGCACGTGTGCATCAGCTTCGCTCATCCGGAGCAGATCGAGATTCTGTTGCAAGAATGCCAATCGGCCATACTCGACAATGGAGCTTTCTCGGCTTGGCTATCTGGTAAGCCGATTACGGACTGGCTACCATTCCGCGCCTGGATTGATAAGTGGAGTTCACATCCTTCAGTGGACTGGTGGCTGATCCCCGATGTGATTGACGGCGACGAGCGCGACAATGACCACCTTATATTCGAGTTCCGAGAGGTTAAATATGGAGTCCCAGTCTGGCACCTGCATGAGTCTACGGACAGGATTCTGAGGCTTATGGACATGGGATATGACCGCATCGCAATCGGCAGTTCGGGCGAATATGCGGAGATCGGTAACGATAGATGGTATAGCCGCATGGCTGAGGCAATGCAGGTTCTGTGCGACGAAGAAGGACGGCCAAAAGTGAAGCTACACGGCCTGCGAATGCTGAACCCGGCAATATTTACCAAGTTCCCTTTCGCGTCAGCGGATAGCACCAATGTTGCTAGAAATGTCGGATTGGATTGTAAATACAAAGGCAAGTTGAAGACGGCCAACAAACTCACGAGAGGTATTGTTCTTGCCAACAATATCGAATCGTTTCAATCGGCAGAGCGATGGATTCCACAAGCCATTCAAAGCAGCTTTTTACTGGAGGAAATGTATGCATAACGAAAATAAGTTGGATGGGACAGCCGAGGGGATAGCTACCTGCATTTATACGAAAAAGATGTTCTGCGATGTATGTGGACATTGGAATCCAGATATGGGTCCATATCCTCTTCCCACCTGCGCGGAATGTGGTAAAACTCCTAGCCTATGCAAGTGTGCTGAGTATAAGAAAGCATCTCCGCTTGGGCCTAGGTGTGGAGCGGTAGAGCCTGCCGCCCCTCCAGCCGAGGGGATAGACAACACGCCCTGGATGGATTACGAGGATGCCGGTAAAGAAGCATATGCCGAGGAGCGCGTCATTGTGTTCAGAGCAAAGCCAACCGGGCAGAAGTTTGCGGCGCATCCTGATGGAAGCTATGCAAGTTTGACTCGTCCGGTAGAGCCTGCCGCCCCTGTTGTCCAACCGGCAAAGCAGAAAATGAAGGATGAGTGGGAGCCTGATGCTGCGGAATGGATGCAGACCATAAGAGGCTTGCTATTCACTCTCGGGATGAAGGAAGAGATGTCGAATTGGCGGGGAGATTTCAAAGGATGGGGCGCGGCATTCGAGTGGATCAAATATCACGTCAAGCGTTCTCAAGCTATTCCGGAATCGCAGCCTGCCACAGTAGTTGTCAGAACGCCGCGTCCTCATCAAAGAGCGCATGGAGATGTGCAGAGGGGGTTTGTTTCCTGCTATGCCCAAGATGAGGCTGATGCCTATATGGATCACCTGGAGCAGCAGATTGCTGTGCTGTCCGCGCACCCCACCCCACTACCAGCCGAGGAGAAGCAGGTAGATACGCGGTGGAGAGTTGAAAGGGTTGAATACGGAGGAGCCATAGCGGAAACTAAACTCCTGGAAGAGTCAGACGCACGCCAGCTGTATGCAAATTGGGCAAAAAACCGCGCTTTTTATCATGACAGGTCCGTTAGCCTTGTTCGCATCGATACAACCACAACTGTAGCTAAGCAGACCCCTGGGCGGGAGGAGACGCGGTGAGCGACTTTAGCGATAAGGCAACGAGCGCAGTGGTTGAATACTTCCATGCATGGGATCAGGTGAGGCGCATCACTTCGGAGCTTCGGAGCCGTAGGTGTGAATTTGAAGAATCCGGCGACCAGTATAGTTCTGGGACGCCTCCCTGCTACCACGACAACCGCAGTCAAAACGAAGATGGATCACCGATCTTCGAGCAATGGTGCGAGGTGTGCATTGAAGGCCGCAAGATGTTCGAAGAGCGCAAGGGGTATACGAAGACCATGCGTCTGAAGCTTGATGTGATTCGCAGGCTAGGCAAGAGACTTTCAGCAAAGGGGGGCACCAATTGACCACACGCTACGAACCAATTTATTGCGCAGTTTGCGGCAAGCCATGCATCAAGTCGATACGCGATAACCACATCATTCATTCCTGCCCAGAGCACGGCAAGCGTGAAGAAACCTGGAATACAACGAGGTATCGATGACCACACGACAGCAAGTAGGGGACGAGGCAAGCGGCTTACTTGATAAATTGGACTCTTCCATCAAGTACCCGTCATGTCCGCCAGAGGACGAGACTACGCTACCTGCGAAAGATACTAAGTGTGCCTGCGGAGGAACCATTGAGGCCGTGAGGTCAGTTCATAGCCCTGATGAATGCGTAAACATGGATCATTACGTCCTGCGAATATCCTCCGAAGCAGAACGAGACGCACTGAAGGCTGAGGTTGAGAAGCATAAGGGGCTCCGAGTTCACACGCAAGAATGGTACGCGAGTCATTATGGGAAATTGCGTGATTGGGCGCGTAAGGTGCTTCCAGAGCCCTACCGAAATCAGTTCTTCAGTTGCATAGCCAATGGGACCTACGACGGGATGTTGGACGTTGGAGAGCCGTACATGTGCAAGGCTGGATTCATGGTTACACCTTCCGGATACATGCACATGGATGATGCTAAAGGACAGTTGGTTATAGATCAGACGCGGCGTGCTGAAGAAGCCGAAGCCGAACTATCCACCCTCAAGGCCCAACTCGATGCAGTAGGGCAGGAGTCACCTCAGGAGGCGTTCGAGCGTGGGTGGTTGGCGGGAACAAGCGCGGCGGCTGAAGATATTGAGACCGAATCTGACGCGGATATTGAATTGATTATGTCTAGTGTGCGGGGAAATATTCTAAGCCTACAGGTTCCGCCCTACACGCCAGGCCAATAGTGAAGCTAGATCCAAAGTTTTGCTATGGGTTTACGTGGGGAATGATTGCAGTCTATGCGATAACGGCTCCGATCATCGTGTACCTGCTGTTTACGAGAACACATGCACATTAGAGAGGAAGGCGAGACGATGAAGGAACGGAGCGAGATAGCATGGTGGATTCCTGGCGGAACTCTTGTTTACGCAGGAACTCCCAAGACTCGAATCAAATGGATACGACTTACGTGGACGGGATATGTTGGCTATTGGCAACTCCTTTTTATCGCTGCTTGGCTACTTATGAAACGACCATCAGAAACGGAGCAACCCAAATGAAAGAGATGCAGGAGTTTGAACAGGTAGAGCGCATATACGCCGATCTGTCGCTAAACGTTACCGAAGAGGTGGTACTTGCCTCCGACTACGACGCCCTTCTTTCCTACACCAAAGAACTCGCAGCGGCCCGAGCCTCTGAGGGAGGGTGGATCGACTGCAAGCAAGAGTTGCCGCCGCAAGGTGTGAGGATCGAAATAATCGACATGCGGGAGCCCTTTCCTGAATTCACTGCTGATCATATGGGTGTCGGCCATAGCGATCTATCGTGGTGGTCCAAGATCGCCCAGCACTTCACGCACTGGAGGATTATTGTGCTCCCCTCTCCTCCACTATCAGTAGAGACGCCGGAGGTGAGCAAATGAGCGACAAGTTTATGGAGTGGCTTTCAGGAGCGTGTGTCGGATTTCTTGTCGGTGCATACGTGCAACGAAAGACCATGCAGGAAGAAATAAGAAATTCGCGAGTAGAGAAGGAGCCAAGCTGATGGCACGATGCGATTACCACGGATGCGCAGTTTGTGATGGCAAAGCTTTCTATAATGCCAATATGTCACTGGATGATGACGGAGGATATTGGGGTGCTGAAGTGCTGGCGCTGTGCAGTGAGTGCGCCAAAACACACAAGCTTATTGTCCTAGCACCGCACCCACCCGCGACACCAGGAAAGGAAGGTAGCAAGTGACGACACTGACAGAGGGGGAGAAGTAGAAATGCCGAGAATAAAAAGGAACCTAGCCGATGAGGATATACGCCCGGTAACCCTAAAGCTACGCGCCTCAGTGCATGACAAGATTCTGTTGATGGCCGGCCCTTCTGGTTCCAAGGTTGGCGTAGTGGAGGACATGGTTGAATACCTGTTCGCCCGCAGGCTTCGCAGAAAAATGCGCATTAGCAACACAATGAACGATTCTTCTTGTTAAGTTGTAATTTTCGAGTAATCATGTAGTTGCATCCTTCCCCAAACGCCTCCCTGTATGGGACTCACCCGCGATAGATGGTGGCCTTCTCAAAAGCCCCGTCGTCTTCAAAACAAGCTCACCTAACCCGGTGGGCTTTCTTGATTTAAGGAGACGTTAATGCCCCGAGCCGAACGCAGCCGTCATGCTGCCACTAGAATCAATGCCTACAGCTTCCAGTGTGAGAAGTGGAGCGAAGGTGATTTGCCCATGCGGTCTGTGACGTGGGCCGAGGGACTGAAAATGGTCCAAGACGGTAAGGCAACATGGGAGTATGGCAGGGCTGGAATCAAGGGAATTCGGTTTTGCGAGAAGCAGCGTGCGCAGAATCCATCTCCCTGCACGCTCACGATGAGCGTCATGAAGTCTGTCAGCGGAGAAGGACTTTCGGGTCCGCATTCGATCGACAATGGTGCTCTGGATGGAGTTGAAGAGGGAATGCGCATCAAGTTCCATGTCTGGGCCTTGGTGGGCGATACGAGGGCAGTTTGTGTGCGCCCAAGGATCAGCGATGACGATCGGCGCCGCGCCGAGAAGCTATTAGGTCTAAAAGCTGCATGAGGTGGATTGCAGATGCCGACAAGGAGCGCATAGAGTCGGCCCGCAAATATGCCAACTGCGACTCTGTTATTGCAGTACTTCTTGATACCGTGCTGGAGAACATAGCCAGCCTAGAGCAAGAGCAGCCTCACCCTGAGCCCCGCATAGCAGTGTTGAGCGAGGCAGAGAAGCGCAAGATTTACCCAGAGCGGTATACGGGTTAGGTTTGGAAGGTTGGCCGAGTGGCAAGGCGCTGGTCCTGAAAACCAGTGAATGTCAGTGATCCTGGCATACGTGGGTTCGATCCCTACACCTTCCTCCAATTTTTAATCTTTGCGAGGGGTGTGTTTCTATCACTCAGTAAGCGGGCCGCCTGTCCTGCTCAGACACAGGTACATATTCGCAGTAAACGCTAGGGAGGCGGTGATCCCATCTAGGAGGCCGTATGTATTCAGATGAAATGAACGCCAAGATGCAAGCGCAGTTACTCCAAACCCAAGACATGTGTTCTGTTCCGCAAAGCCAGCGTAACTGTGTTCAAGGGTTGGCTGACCGTGCTCCGTATTCGCTTTGCGAAGAGGCTGCGAAGAGCGAACAGCACCACTACGCAGAGGCAGCCAAGGCCGGAAGCGCTTCAAGGTTTCTGTCCTCTCACCCCGAATTCGATGAGTTTGTCCGGCTCGTTCGTTCTGGTGCCATCCGGTTCTGATGAACGACCACAAGCAGGCTATAGCATTCTCGCTCGTCATCGTCGGCTTGATATTTACGGCCGTAGGCTGCTGGTTCAAGCTTGCCGAGCTCTCGACGTGCGCCGTTGGCGTAGTCGGTGGAGGCGTAGGCATGCTCAAGGGATCCTCTGATGCATCGGACCCAAAGCTCTAATGCTTCCCCATTTCTGGACTAAGCGCGTCTACGACCATGATGCAGAGCGCGAGAAGTTCCTTGCGACGGCTGTGGGAGCAGTTGCGCAGCCTCATTTTATCCCCAAGATTGCAACACAAGAAACGCCGGCTAAGGCCGAGGAGATTCCCATGGCATCCTTTACTTCCGTTCTTTCCAATATCGGCAACGACCTCAAGAAGTTCTTTACGGGAGCTGTGACTGTTGCCACGGCAGCGGAGCCATTCGTTTCCGTTATCTTCCCTGGGATTTCTCCCCTATTCAACACTGTTGTTACGGCAGTGGGTACTGCAGAAGCTGCCGCCGCCGCTGCTGGCGCGCAGACTGGTACAGGCACACAGAAGCTCGCCCTTGTTCTCGCATCTGTTGAATCTTCTTTCAACTCCTATGCCGCTTCGAACGGACTTGTGGCGCCAAGTGCTGCCCAGACTGAAGCGGCGGTGAATGCGGCTGTAGCTTTCCTCAATGCGCTTCCGGCGATCAAAGCAGCATAATGGCTCACCTCGGCTTCCGCTTCATCAACAGCTCTGATCTCATCGGCAAGGGCATCGATTGGGTAACTAACTCTCTCTGGGATCATGTAGAAATACAGACCCCAGAGGGAACCTACATCGGTGCTCATGCTGGATCGGGTATTCAGGAGCGTCCCGCGGACTACTGCAAGCCCACGCGCGAGCGCCGCTATGCGATTCCCTGCACGGTAAGGACATCGGCATCCCATACGATTACCTCGATATCCTCGGCCTCCTATTCCACGATCGCAAGCTCCATGCTGATTCGCGTGAGATTTGCAGCGAGT